TGCCACGATCTGATAGAACCCATGGGGCGGCGTCCAGTAGGCACCGCTGCTCAGGTTGTAGAGCTGCGTTCCAGATACCGCGCTACGTGAATTTGCAACCAGAGACCAGTTAGTGCCGCCGGAATTGTTCAGCCACAACTGCCCGGGGCCGGTGACCATCATCGCGCCGACACCAGACGACTTCGATCCGTCCGGTGAACCCCCGGAGGCGACTAGGCGGATCGCGCCTAACGAGAGATTCCCCTCGAACTCGCCGCCGTAACCGCCAGCAATGGACTTGCCGTAGATACCGGAGGCATTTGTGCCGATCCCCGTAATCGTAGGTGCGTTGTACGAAACGGCGTAGATCGCCCGCCGGGTGCATGCCGTGCTGCTTGACCCGATGTCGATAATGGCATCGTTTCCGGTGCCGTTCGGGATGATTCCGATAGAAGCCAGCGGCTCCACGTTCCCGTCACCGCGATCACCAAAGAAGTACAGCTCATTGGTGTTGTCGCAGTAGACAATCGCCTTGGTTTTCGGCACGACGAGCGCATAAGCATTGTGGCCGGCCGATGCCGCGAGCCCGGTGAGCTGGTTGCCCGATTTGCCCGTCCACGTTATCGCGTCGTAGTTGTTCGAGCTATCCATGATGTAGCCCGAGCCGGTCGTGCCGAACGCGCTGATGTCGTTAACCGTCACCGCCGTCGAGGTTGGCGGCATGGAGGCCGTTGCGTGAGATCCGGCCGAATACCAGCGTGTTGCCGATATAGACAGACCTTTTATCGTTCCTGCCGTAATCTTGTCGGCGTTCAGGCTCGATATGTTCGCGTCCGTGATGGTCGCGCTGGCGATGTTCGCCCCGGTGATGGTTGCGCTCGCAATCTGCGTGGTCGTGATGGTCGCGCTGGCGATGTTCGCCGCGGTAATCGTGGCACTGGCGATCTTGGCCCCTGTGATGGTCGCCGAGGCGATCTTGCCGTCCACGATGGTGGCGTTCGCAATCTTCGCCGCGTCCACCGCCAGGTCGGCGATCAGCGCGTTCGTTACCGCAAGGTTGGCTATGGCCGCCGTGCCGACGGCTGCGGTGCCGATCTTGGCGGAAGTAATCGCCGCGTCGGCAATCTGTCCCGAGCCTACCGCGAGATTCGCGATCAGCGCCGTGGTGATGGCAGCCGTAGCGATGTTCGCCGTTCCAACCGCTGCCGTGCCGATCTTCGCGTTCGTGATGGCTGCGTCCGCAATCTGACCAGTCCCAACGGCAAGGCTGGCGATCAGCGCGGTGGTGATGGCGGCCGTGGCTATCGCCGCCGTGCCGACGGCCGCCGTACCGATTTTCGCTGAAGTAATAGCGGCGTCAGCGATTTGCGCTGTACCGATGGACGCGGCCGTGATGTGCGTGGCATTGAGCTGCTTGCGCATCTCTGCCTCGCTGAAATAGATACCGCCAGACGGCCCGCCCGTGTAGTTGTAAACGGCGAATGTAACCCAATACACGCCAGCCGGAACCGTGTAGGTGTATTCGTACACCGTCCATGCCGACGGCACTGCGCCGTTGTTGACGAAATTGGTAAAGCTGGTCCTGTCGCTGACCGTGACATACCCGCTCGATGGGTACGTCGTTTTCTCGTTTGCGCGGAGATACAGACCGGTAGCCGCGCCCGCCGTGCCTTTGACTTGTACTCGAACCGCGTAGGTCTCGCCCGGCACCACCGCGCGCGCGAGGCAGCCGATAGCGACACTCGGCGCAGAGGTCAGGAACGAATACGAGCCCTCGGTGTAGTCGGCGGTCGATGCGGCCACCGATCCAGAACCCTCAACCACTGCCCAGCCGTCCGTCGTTCCGCTACCGGCCGACGGATTCAGGATGATGTTGTCCGTGATGACGCCTGCGGCCAGCTTGTTGGCTGTGACGACGAGATCCGCGAGTTTGCTGTTACCGATCAGGCTGTCGGCGATCTTGGTGGCGTCGGTGATCTGCGCCAGATTCGTGTTCGCGAGCAGCCCGGTAATCGCCGCGCCGCCAAGGTCGATAGCCCCGCTGGCGATCTTCGTGGCCGTGACTGCACCGGTCGCGAGCTTGGTGTCACCGATAAGACCGTCGGCGATCTTCGTCGCGTCCGTGATCTGCGCGAGGTTGGTGTTCGCCAGTAGTCCGGTGATCTTCGCGCCGCCCAGGTCTACCGATCCGTCGGCGATCTTGGCGGCGGTGATGGCAAGGTTCGTGATGTCCGTGTTTCCGACCGTGCCGGTCGCCCCGACGGTGCCTGCTGTCGCATTGAACGGCCCGGCGATACCAGTCGCGGAGATGAACCGTATCCAGTAATACTTGGTCGCCCCGGTGTATCCGATGGGGTCGCTGTCGGCCGAGCTGTAGGACACGCGATCAAGGACCGCCAAGCCGAGGTTGTCGCTGTCTGCCCGCCAGATTTCCGTATAGCCGTGGTTGCTATACAGCGTCGTCGGGTCAGTCCAACTCAGGATGATGTTGAACAGCGCGCCGGTCGCCGTGAGGCCCGTCGGCGTTGGCGGCACACTGGTATCCACCGTGCTGTCGCCGGTCGTCGCCGAGAAAGTGCCCCCACTCGCGCCTGAATAGGTGATCGGCTTGCCACCGACCAGAACGCTGATATACCCGAGCTGGTAGAGGTCGCGGAAGGTCACGGCCTTGTCGAGCGGGTCCGAATTGGGAGCCGTGCCTCGATAGGCGTCAACATTCGCTTTCAGGGCTTGCAGGGCTGCGCGTGTGGCGGTGTCCTTGATACCCGTAATCGCGGGCACCTGCGGGACTTTCATCGCCGTGACGATGTTGACGCTAGACACCTTGGAAGTCCTCGACATCCTCCCCTATGACGACTTTCGTTACCGTGTCTGTGCCTGTGAGCAATATCTCCCAATCCTCGGCCGTGTACCCGTCGGGGAGACGGAACGGGTCTTTGCTGGTCACGGTCGTGGTGTTCTTCAGCACGCCATCGGCATAGAGCTTGAACGTCAGCGAGGCATAGCTGTCGGCGAATACCCGCCCCATGGCGAAGTTGATCGGGCTGTTGGTGCGCACGATCTTCGACTTCCACGTATAACTCTGGTTGGTCGATGCACCGTCGAACCGCTTGATGTAGTTGCCGACGATCAGGTAGAGCGAGTCGGTCACTGGATCTACAAAGCCGCCAGTGGCCGTGTCGTCGATGTGAACGAGGGCGGCGCCCATGTCGCGCGGGTCGAAGATGAACCCGGCGGGCGTCACGCCGTCGTCGTAGAAGCAGATATACCGACCGTTGTATCCGAAGCCGATCATCGACTCGGGCTTGAGAGCCTGCCAGTCGTCGCGCGTCATGAACTTATCGGTGATGACAACCGGCTCCGCGCCCGGGCCCACGGCCACAAGCCCGTCGGGCGAGGGGTAGACCACGCCGAACCCGTCGACCGCGGCGATGCCGGTCTTGCTCACGCCAGCCTGCTGCACGTTCAGCTTGTCCATGGACATGGCGGCCGGGTCGCTGCCGGTCACAAGATACGGCTGGCCCTTGGTCACGATCACCACGGAATTGCCGTAGATCCCGCCTCCGACAATCGGCCAGTCGGACGTGAGCGACCACTTCACCGGGTAGGCGTGCGGCTTGAACGCCGGACTGAAATACACGTCGCTGCCATCGAACCCGACCATGATGCCGTTCGGGAGTGCGCCGATCAGCCGGAAGGTGGCGGGCGGTGCAATCCAGCCTTCCGTCTCGATTGGGTCTCCGAGGTCGGTGTCGGCGTAGGTGTCGGCAAAGGTCGTCGTGGCCACCGCGACCGATCCAACGTAGTCGTAGATGTCCGATCCGGCCTTCGTCCGATAGATGTACTTCTGCGTGATGTTGTAGGAACCGGCCGGTCCCGTCGCCATCGCAGAAAGGTCAATGGTCTGCCCCGGACAAAAAGAGACCACAGAGGAAGGAGGACTCGGCGGCCCCTCCTCGCCCAGGGCAGAAACGTAGGTGTAGACATAGACGGTGCTGGTCTGGTCCGCAGCACTGCATCCGCCTCCAGCCCCCGGTGTGGCCGTCAAGGCGGTCGTAGGCGCGGGAATCCCGAGGTTGTAAGTGTTATTCGGGTAATCCGTGCCGCCACCGCTCGTCGCAATCGGCGAGTAGGTCATCGTCGGCTGCGTCCCATCGGTCAGATAGGTGCGCTCCGAGGTGTCCCCCGCGATAGGTCCGGGTACTGCATCTACATCCGTTAACCAGTGAAACCAATATCCGTTCTCTTTGACCCATGAACCTATCGCGGCCGTGCCGCTCGCCGACGTTCCGTCAAGCGTGTAGGTATCGGTCCCTGTCACCGTGATGGTGTACGTCACATCGTCTATGCCGAGACCGGTGCCGGTGATGAACAGGCGTTCGCCCGTCGTGCGCCCGTGGCCTACGCTGGTGATTCCTACCGGCGTCGTGTTCGCGACTGCCGTGATAGTGCCCTCGGCGTCACCGCCGATCACCGTGCCCCAGCGGTGTATCTTCTTCTTGGTTCCTGCTTTCGTGGGTTTGCCGACGGTCTTGGACGCGGCATAGGGGCGTAGATCACCCTTGAGGAGTTTCGTATTCAGGGCTTGCTGGGCGAACCCGTCGGGGAGCAGCCACGCGGATATGCGCGGCATCTCTCCCATGAACTTCTCGAGGACGATCCGTGCCATTACAACTTACACTCGTCCATGACCGCATTGGCCTGCTTCACGTAGCGCAGGACTTCGGACCAGTTGGCGGCTGCCGCCCGGTAGCCGTCAGGGCTCAGACAGATTTGCCCGTTTACGACCGTCCACGTCGGGCTTTGCAGGTGTATCGCGTCCGGGCGCGGAACTTCCAGCCCTTGCGGCACCTCCACCGGACGCACGTTCAATCTCGTCGTACAGGCGGCGAGTGGCATCGTTAGCAAGATGAGCAAACCACTCAGGCTTTTCTTCCACGATGCGCGCCATGTTCTTGTCGTCGAACACCGCCGTCTTTTCATTTGCAACATCACGAGCCTCCTGAAAACTGGAACTGATACGGTTGAGCTTCGCCTGATCCTCGATGGCCTGCTGCTGCATCGCCTTGGAGTAGTCGTCGAACGACTGGACGGCGATCTCGCGCAGGGTGTGTTCACGGATCGCCTGCTTCGCTGAGTAGGCAAAGCCGCCAGCCAGGCAAGCGATGATGGCGCCGAGAATCAGGTAGGTGCGCATCAGGCGTATTTCTCCAACAACATCGCGAGTGTGCTGGCGTGGTCGGCGTTGCGCAGCGGGTAGTAGTAGTCTTTGCCGTTCAGGCGATACCAGACCGTGCGCATGTGCCCGACGTATGGCCTCAGGTCGAGGTGCAGCATTACCCACGGCCGGCCGTCATTGTGCGTGTCGAAGTAGATCCCGATCCCGCCCCACTCCGGCATACTCATGGCCGTGAGCCACGCCTTGATAGGATTGCCTTCGGGGAAGATGTCTATGGCATCGGAGAGCCGACCGACGGCGTAATGCCTTGATGTCTTGGAACCGTCGAACCGAACGATGGCGCCCGAGACCGGCGAGGGGTGTACGCGCTCACCCAGGGCGTCACGGTAGTCGTCGAGAAAGTAGATCACATGGTCGTAGAGGTGGTCGTCGATGGGGTCGTGGAACTCGCTGCGCTTGAAGTTGCGCACTTTCGTCCAGTCGATCATGTCTCCACCACGACGAGGTAGGATTCTTCTTCGAGCTGCGGGCTGAGAGTCGTCACCACGCGCACCGTGATCTTGTAGGTGGTGCCGTCCAATCCACCGCCCACGGTGCACTGCACGATCTTGCCCGTGGCGTCGATGACCGGAACCCCGTAGGTAAGCGCGCTGTCCGTGTCGTCGATGCTGGTGATGCTCGATATGGTCTCCCCGTCGCGCAAGCGGTTCGTGAAGTCGAAATCGAACAGCTCATCGTCATAGGGCTGTTTCTGGAGGGAGGTGGCCATTAGACCGTGTTCCCTGACTCACGCAGCGTGTAGGTAGTCTTGGCCGCTGCCGCGCCTGCGGCCAGTGTCAGCTCCAGCCAGATGCCTTGACCGGCTCCCGCGGTATGGCTCTGCGAGTTGGCGACGTTCTTTGTGGCACTCGTGAACGTGTACCCACCCGGGGCGACCTGTCGGTTATTGCTCGCACCGTTGGTATCCGAACCGCTCAGGGTGGACTCCAGCGCGAATGCGATCAAACCGGAGGGGTCGGCCTGCTCGGCGATGGTCGCGCTGGTCAAGGCCAGCGTGCCGTGGTTGTTCTTGATGAAAATCTTTTCGTAATACTTGCGCTGCGCACCGCCCGAGGCCTCGGCCGCCGCGTTGTAGAACGGACGGCGGATCTGCAACACGCCGGACTCGATGGCCGCCAGGTCGCCGCCCGCGCTCGCCTTGCGCACTGTGACCGTGCCGGTATGCGCCGCGCTGATTACGATCTTCAGGATGCGCTCGAAGGTGCTGCTGAACGAAACAACCGTCGTGCCGTTCAGGGTCTTGGCTTCGTTGATAAGCGTGCCTCCGGCGTTGCGGCCGTAGACCGTGACCGTCTGCGTGGTGTCGCCCGCTGCGCTCGACAGCATTTCGATTGCGCCTGTCGGGCTGATGTCGGTGAAAACGATGCGCACGGTCGTGTCGATCGCGCCGCCGATGTTGGTGGCGGTATCGTCGTCCGGCATGGACGCGCTGCCGTAGGCAACCAAGTCGCTTGCGACTATGGACATATCTCGGTTCTCCCGTGGTTACATCAAGAAGGTGCGATTGCGTGGCACGAATACGACCGTGCGGTCTTTGGTGCTGGTCAGGAAGGTGCGGTCTTTGGCGTCCAGCTCGTACACCCGACCTTTCGGTCCCATCACGAATACTTTGGTGTTCCCGGTAACAAAACCGGGTTTCGTTCCGTCCCATTCCGCCGGGATGGCGGCATCGGTGACGACAACCGTGGTCCACTCGGCAAGGCTCGAAACATCGACGCCCAACCCGGCCAGATACGAGACCACCATGGCCTGATCCGAGATCACGCCGAGGGTGTACTCGACCTGCGTGGTCTGGTCCACGTTCAGCATCGCGTACCACTCGACATTGAGCGGATGGTCCGAATCAACGACAAGCGAGCCCGTCCATTCGACATTGATGATGTGATCGCTGTCGATGATCGCCATGTAATCGACGGGGAAGGCCTGATCGGCCTGCACCGCCAGCACATGATCGACCTGGGTGGCGGCGTCCGCGTAGATAGCTGCCAGCCATTCGGCATTGAGGATCGTGTCACTGTTGATCGTGGCGATCCACTCCACCGGAATCACATGGTCGCTGTTGATCGTCGTTCCGCCGCCACCGCTAACGCTCTCAATCGCGCCGTCAGGGCGAATGAGGCTGCCGGTCTCGATGACACCGTTCGGACGAATCACTGCCATGTCGATTCCTTAGGCCAGTGCGCCCGGAGGATCTACATATACAGTGTAGGACGGCTTACCAAGGCAAATCTCGAACTCGATCACGCCTTCCAGTTGCGGGGTGAACGTCACTTCGAGCTTCTGCTTGTTGGGGTTCGTCATGCCCGTCGTGGTCCAGGTACTAGCGGTGTCAGCCGTCTGGTCGGCCGGAGAAGTAAGGATACCCGCACGACGATCCGTGACCTCGGTAACGAGCGGGTATGAGGAATTACCAAGGTAACGAGCGCGTACCCATATCTCGTCGTCCTGCAAGTTTGTTGCGCTGTCGTGCAGGATCGGAATCGTCAGCGTCTTGCTCGCGCCGGTCGCCGTGTTGTAGATGCTGAAGGTCTGCGATACGAACGGGGTGCCTTCCGTCGCAACCGATGAACTGACCATCTTTACCGATAGGGCGGTGGATTGTAGGCTGAAACTGGTTCCACTTTTGACGCGCGTACTCTCGTCGTATATCTCTCCATACGGGTCCGAAATTCGGAACCCATAGGTGGTGGTGCCAGATGCGCACTCGTACATCTCAACTCTCAGGCCGGTAGTGTGGGTATTCACAAGCGCTCCGGTCCACGAACTCGGGAGCCTGCACCCCCTAAATACCCACGTTCCGGTCTCACGAGCTGTGTTACCCACTAGGTCCCCAGACGCGAGCAGGTCCGAGAAGTCTACGCCACTGACGAATACTCTCGTCCCCTCATTGTACGATCCGGCTTCAAAGTAGTTGGTCGGGTATGTTCCTGTAGCCCCGGTAGCTGTTCCACCGATCCACCTGAAAACGGCCCCAAAAATATATATTCTATTATCGAGATCCGTGAAACTGACATCTACATTCTTCCATGTAATTTCGATAGGATCGTTGTTTCCATTGTTCCCAATCTCAAGATATGAAGCAGTGCCGCCAGCATTGAGCGTAAAGGTACAATCGTCATATACCTGTACTTGGTCGCTTCCCGTGTTCGACGATGCCAACCTTAATCGCTGATTATATGTAGGACCGTTAGTAGTGAAGTCGATACCGTAAAATTCAACACATCCATCGATTGAATATAGCCAAGCGCTGGTCGAGTCGCCGCTAATAGCTGCGCCCCGGCTATATGTCGATGGAGGGGCGCCGCTGGTGTCATCGCAGGAAATTACCTGAACAGGTGTACCCTTCGTATTCGGAAACGAGATGTTTGTAGACGCCGCTGGTAACGTCTCAGAGACCGCGTTTGAAGCAAACACGCGATCGCCCGCCGATACAGTTGCTGCCGCGTGTTCGAGTGTTGCCCACGCCAGAGCCCAGGTCGTACCGTTATCGGTGTCGAGACCGTCCGAAGTCCTGAAGTAGTAATCCGTCACCCAACTGCTCCGTTAACGACCGCATACGCATCCACGAGCGGCTGGATCTTAGTGGCCTTTACGTTGGCCCACTGTTGCGCCGTGAGACCGAAGGCGTTGGCCCATTGGGTGTCAGTGACTACTCCTTTCGTGATGGAGTCCAGAACGGCAATGGCGATCACGGCGCGCTCCTCACGTTCCGCGTCCTGGTACATTTGCTTCAAGGTCGCCGCCGCCTCATCTACCGTCTGATACTCAGGAGCGTAGAACCCACCCTCGATCATCTTCCGCAGCTCAATCTTCTTGAGAGTCTGCTCCAAGCGCACCACGCGGTCGGCAAGCGTGGCGGCGAAGTCGTGAGTCTGAGGAACAGGGCCATAGGTACGCTCTCTGCGCTGACCAAGATGGTCCTCGAACCACTCAGTGACAAATACTTGTCCATCATGTTGCGCAATCCCGAGCGTGTACCCACTATTTACAATCGCCATGCTGACCTCTACAGAATGATTTCTACGGGTTGAAGGATCGCCTTGCCGATGGAGGTGTCCACAGTCACCGGCTCACCCAGCATCCGGCACGCATAACGATCATGCAGGGCTTGATAGAGACGCTTCGCTACTGGCTCGACCATCTCACCGCGGAGCTTGTATAGCCCCCACTCACGGCACTCAGCCGCCACGAGGTCGAAGTGCGAGGTAAATCCGCGCCCGTTCAGCCCGTAGGTGAATCCGGCCCACTGGCCGGCCGATGGTTTGCCGACGTGCATGACGCCGACGGGATCCGCTACGTCAGCACCCCACATGACCGTGAACCAGTCCGCGTGTACCGGGTGTTGCAGGCTCCAAACCTTCACGCCTGAGCCGCCTTCCACTTCTCCGCGCTGCGGCCGATCAGATACAGGAGCGGCTGGGAGACGAACGCGGCGAGGACATGCCAGTCGGCCCCCGGTCCATGACCGAAGGCGCGCAGGCACTCCATCACAGTCGTGTAGGCCATGGCGAACGTGACCATGCGCACGGCAAGGGCGGGCCGCACCACGCATTTGAATAGGTCGGCCTGCTCCTTGGTCTCAATCTTTGCGGTGAGGAGCTTCACCCTTCTGCTCGTCTCGCTCGAATTGGAACCGGGCCACGGCCAGCTTGTAGTGCCGGTGCTTGTAGATCCAGTTGACGGCGAAGGTGGCAACCGCCATGAGTGCACCTATGGTTGTGAGGATATGGTCCCCTGTCACGATTCCGGCTCCTCCGGTCAGCCCGCTGGCTGTGTACGATGTCATGGCCGCATTGTGGGCGGCCGTTGCTGCTTCTTGTGCCTTGTCCATCATCGCTTTGCCTCCGTCATCGCCTCTCCTGTTTGCTGGTCGGTCAGCTCCTTGATGAACAGGTCATAGTACCCGGCGGCTTTCTGCTCGCTCGCCACGGGTGATTGCTTCGCCAGCGCGCGGGAAAGGATGTAGTAATAGAGCGCGGTGCGGTAGATGTCGTCGATGGTGATGGTGTTGCCTATGGCGGCCACGTCGGCCGGTACCGCGCAATAGGATTGCTCCACATACCCCATGCCGCTCGCAGGCTGGGGCGGGTAAACGTAATAGGTCTTGGGATCGTTCTTGACGCGGAAGAACTGATCGACGGTCGCGCTCGTTGAGTCGGTATGCCAGCCAGGGAGCGCACTGTCCATGTCATCGAGGTCGCCCTCGGTGATGGCATCGCCCGGCGTGTTACCGTCCGCGCCCATGTTGCGCACTACCCGGTTCAGGCGCGCGCCGTCCGTTGGGATGGTCTGCTTCGTCCCGGCAACGAGCTGCGCCGAGGTGTTCTTCACGTAGGCGTCCGGCTTCTTGATGCAAATCGCCCGCTGCCCGTCGTTCAGGTAGTTAAGCAGCTCGGTCGCGCCCCACCGAACATTGGTGTCGTCGAGCAGGGTTTTCTCCGCGTCGTCGACAATGACTTGTGCCGTGAAGGTGCCCATTAGAAGTAGTGCCCTTTAACTTTACGGTTGCGGTCCTCGGTCTTGAACCCACTCAGCGCCTTGTTCTTTGCGGTGCTGCACATCGCCTCGAACTCAATCCGGTACATCTCGCCGGTATGTGGATCGCTCCACTTCTTGTTGCTCATCAACATCAGGTACGAGAGCGCGCCCTTGGCGATGGTCTCGTAGAACTCATTGAACAGGGCGGCCGGAACAGTCGTCGCGCTGGGCGTCGGCTTCACGATCATCCAGATGTCGCTGAGTGTTCCCTGCGATCCGGCCGTCGGGTATGGATACAGCCGCAGCGTGCCGAGCGTATCGACGATGAAAAACTCGGCCGTCTGGCCGTCGTTGGTGGTCCACGCATAGCGGTTGTCGTTCATCCACTTGCGCGTGCGCTGCCAGACTTGGATGTTGTTGTGGAGGATCGGCTCCAGTACGGTCTCGATCTGGCCGCCAGTCGGCGCGGTCAGCGTGTAGTCCTTGATGTTGCCGACCGTCACGATGTCGGCGTGTTGTTCACGCCAGTAGTGGCTGACGACGCAAAACCGTATGCAAGCCTTGAGGATGGCCTGCTTCATGATGGCCGTGGGGCAGTCCTTCGCCTCAGGACTCACATACGGTAAAAACGCCGTCAGCGCACTGGTTGCCATGACTGGTTACGCCTTGGCCTTCTTCTTGACGGTTTTCCGGGGCTTCGTGGCGTCCGGTGCGGCGCTTTCGCCCTCCTGCAGCTCCCCGGTGCCGGTCTCGGTGATTTCACTCTCACCGCCAGTCTCCTCAAGCTCGGGGAACTCGTCGGCCCCGCCTGACTCCAGCGGGTCGTCGGTCTCCTCGGCTTCCTCCTCCTCGGATTCCTCCTCCTCGGGCTCGGCCTTCGCGCCGTGGATCTTGTAGCCCTCGGGGATGGCAAGGAAGCGAGCCAGGTCGTTCTCGTTCTCGACCTCGGCCACATGCGGGACATGCAGGTGCGCCTCCGGGTTGTTCGGATTCAGCGGTGCCTGCGGTTTGAAATGGTAACGGCGAGTGTTGGCGCCCTTGCCCATATCGACTATCGTTCCGCCCTCACGGCGGATTTTGCTTTCGATCAACATCGGTTGGTTCCTCCTTCAGGAGTCTCGTTAATAGAAAAAGGGGGGAATTGCTCCCCCCACTACGCCCCTTACGGGTTAGGGATACTGGTGTTATTCACCCCAGCTCTTTGCGCGGTACACCAGGGTCAGACCGACCTTACCGGTGGCCGTGCCCGTGGCCGGAGCGGTCGTGACCTTGATGCCGATATTGCGATCTGCATCGGTGGCCGCCAGACGCACGCCTGCCGTCTGATCCATGCGGGCAACGCCGCCGGTTTTCATTTGGCTGGAGAGCGAGATCAGCTCGGCGTTGGTGCCACCGCTGGTCAGACCGGCGCTGAATACGATGGTCGGGGTACCATTCGTGTCCAAGTCGTCGGTATCAACGATACAGTCAACGATCACATGCCCCGCCGGGAGCTTGACCATGTTGATGACATCGTTGATGACCAGCGCGCCGATGCCGTCGACCGCAAGGTCGAACACACCGCGAACGGCAACGGTTTCGCCGGATTCGCTCGTGCTGATTGCAGGCTGGGAGTTACCGGCCTGCTGAGTAGTGAAGGTGCTTGCCATTTCGAGTTACCTCTTGATTTCAGGGATTGAGATAGAACGGGCGGGCCCGAAGGCCCGCCTATTCGTTATGGGCTACCGCTTAACCCGGATCAGCCGCCGCGGTATCGAGTGCCATCACGCCGAAGTCCTTCGAGTTGAAGGTGGCTTTCTTGCACCCGAAGATGGACGAGGTGGTGATAACGGCTTGGTTGCCGTTGTCACGCGACTCCTCGTGCCAGTCGAACCGCAGCCCGGTGCCCGGCGAACCGAACGCGCACACAAGTGCCTGCGCACCCATGAACAGAGCGCGAGCCGCAGCGATGTTGGAGCCAGCTCCGTAGTCGCTGAAACGGATCACGTTCTTGTGGGAGTGCAGCACGACGTTGTTGTGCATACCGAGCGAGCCTTTGAAGATCGGGCTCTTGCGGCCTTCCGCCGTCGCAGCCGCCTTCTGGATTTCAAGCCAGTCGGCCGTGCCGGTCGCCGTACGCAGGTCGTACTCCTGATACGGGCTCATGACGATGACGTAATGCTCCTCACCGTCGATCATCACCGGCTGGATCTGCGGGGTCTCCTGCGTACCACCGCCCATCATGGTGGCCTTGGTCACGGCGCGCTCGATCAACGTGGTGTTGAACTTGTCGCCGACGGCCACGGTGGCTTTGCTGGTCGCGCTGCCGCCGTACATGATGTGACCGGTATCCGGGGCCGAGAAACTGTTGTTCGCACGGCCGGTGTACGTGCTGCGGAAGATGAACTCGCTGTTCACGCCTCGTGCACCCGACAGGTACATGAAGAACAGCTCATCGAAGCAGCGCGCCCACCACTCGGATTGACGCTTGCGGGCTACCTTGCGCAGGTCGTGGATGGTGCGCTTACGGGTCATACGGCCGCCCGTGTTGACGCCACCACGCGCCTGGTCAATGTAGACCTGATCGGTGTAGAACTTCAGATCCTCCTCTTTGCCTTCGAGGGTGTCGTCGCCTTCGACGGGCTCCATCTTGAGCTGTACGGACAGATCGTAGGAGACCATCTCACCGGCATCGTTCTCGAGGCTGGAGAGCATCTGGATCGGCATCGAGGTCTCGGGACCGTAGCCCATGAACTTCTTGCCGAAATAGCTGATTTTGGCCGTGTCAGTTGCCAAGAACGCGGAATACTTCTTAACCGCCTTGGCATCATTCAGGCCGACGATAGTGCGTGCCATGAGTGCTTACCTCTCTATTGGTAGGGTCGGCACTCATGCGCCTGATTGGTTTTGGTGTCGGGACCAGCTCATGCGGTCCCCCGGTATTGCCGCTTGCGCGGTGTATTCGTTTAGCCCTTCTTGGTTAACCCCTGTGACATGACGTGTTGAGCCGACTGGCGATTGAGTGACTGCACCTCCACGCTGTTGGGCGCGTCGATGCGTATCCTCGCCCGCCGTCCGCTCTTTTGTTCCAGGGTGATGAACGTCTCCTGTCGGTCTTTGATGGAGAAGGTCTCACCCGCCTCTATGTCGAGATACAGGGGCATGGGTTTAGATTTGCGCCTCGTACCGTGCGCGCTGGTCCGGTGTCAGCCGGTCGATGGCGGCCTGATAGGCATCGCCTTCAAGGGCGTCAATCGCGGCGAACTCACCATCGCCCGCGCCAGTCTCGTTCTCGGCGGCTGACGGAAGGTGTCCCATCTGACGCGGCAAGGCTGACCGATCAGGCGTTTTCTTCGGCGTCTTTGGTGTCTTGCCGGTGTCGGCGGGCTGCGCGCCCACCACCATGACCTCGCGCACGCGCCGGTCGGCTTCGGCCAGCACGTCAGCACCGCTCTTACCGCGGAACGCATCCTCGCGAGCGACGGTCTTAACGGCTTCGTTCAGGGCAGAGCGCACGAACTGGTTGGTGTTGTAGGCTTGGTTGGCGGGCTCGGCAAAGAACTTGTCCTGTTCCCACTCCCAACGCTGCTGCGCGGTCGCGCTGCGCTGGCGGGTCACAAAGTCGGCCTCCTGCTCGGCCAGTCGCACCTCGGTGTTCGCGTCCGATCGCTCACGCTCCAGCTTGCGCATGTCGCGGTTGTAGTCGGCCGCGTCGATGTCGCCGTCCTCGAAGGCCTTATCGAGGTCCGTGATCTGCTGGTCGATGGCCGTAACCTTCCCCTTCAGATCGTCGAGGTTGGTCTCGCTGGCCGCCATGGTCGGGGTGAAGTCCTCCGGCGCGCTGCCGGTCGTATCTTCTTCTTCCTCCTCGCCACCGGTCTCATCGTCGGTACCGTCACCTCCGGCATCGTCGCCGCCAGCATCGGCATCGCCGCCGTCTGCGTCGTCGCCGCCAGCATCGTCATCACCACCATCGGCATCGCCATCACCATCGGTGTCCGTGGTCTCGTCGTCGTCCTCCAGAGCGGCGCGCTCCTCGGGCGTCAAGCTGTTCAGGTCAATACCCTCCAAGTCCTCTTTCGACATGGCTTCAGTCTCCTTCGTGGTTTCAGGAACGAAAAAACCCGCTCAATGGCGGGCTCAAGTGCTAACCAACTGCTAATTACTGCTGAATTGGCAGTTGGGGTTGTGGTGCGGGTTGTGCGGGCGCGGGCTGTTGCGGCTGTGACAAGCCACCTGCTGCGCCTCGCTGGTCTACTGCGTCGACCAACTGGCCGGCCGCTGGTGCCAGATGCGGGGTGACGGCCGTGGCTTGCGCGGTATCGACCGCCTTCGCCATGGTGTCCATCTCCGTGTTCTCGGCCTGCGCCCGGGCAAGGTTGGTGCTGCCGCGTGCCTGATCGGCCTTCGCGCGCGTCAGATCGTTCTGTGCGTCGATGGCTTCGCGCTGGCGCTGCTGGTCCTCCTGCTCCTGCTGCTGCTTCTGAGCCTCGGCCTGCTCCTCCTCGGGCGTCAATTCCTTCGCCGGATCGCGCTGGCCGTTGATTTCTCGGACGCGGCGCACGAACTCGTCCTTGTTCGGGAAGTCCATCAGATCGAACACCAAATCCATGAGCTTGATCGCGATCTCCGGCGGCTGCTGGCTCACCATGTTGGCGACCTGCTCAAGCTGCGCGACACGCAACGACTGGCGGTAGTCCTGCTCGCCGATGATGAAATCGGCCTGCGTGGCGGTGATGTCGCTCTCCGGCAGGCTCGGATCGTTGATCTTGTCCCACTCGGTGCGCCCGCTGTCGCCAGTCAGACGGATGATCTTCGGCAGCGTGTACCACTGCTCGATCATGCTGAGTTGAATCTCGCCCTGACACTGAAGGGCAAACCGCTTGTTCTCGAACAGCATCGTGGTGACGATGGAGC